TCGAGAGATGGTAAAATCTTTTTATTCAAAACTTCTAATTGGCGTGATAGAAATGCAAAAGAAATAACTCCTGCAAGAATGGTTAATATGGATGCGCTTGAAGCTAAAATATTTAGACTTTATTCTGCTCAAGTGAAGATCACGAATTATAATGAAAGTATTAGTACTGAGTGGTACAGAGATAATTACTAACCCCAAAAACAAAATAAAATGTCAGAAAATACACAGGTAGCGCAAGTTAAAAAAGATATTTCAGCGCAAGTTTTACAAAAAGTTCAATCATTTCAAGAAGCAGGAGAATTGACAATTCCAAAGGATTATATTCCTGCAAACGCTTTGAAATCTGCATATATCATTTTAAGCGAAACTAAGAATCGTGAAGGAAAATTAGCTTTAGAACATTGTACGCAAGCATCAATTGCAGAAGCATTGTTAAAAATGGTTATTTGGGGATTATCTCCACTTAAAAAACAATGTTACTTCATTATGTACGGTAATCGTTTAGAATGTACTCCAGATTACTCGGGAAACATAGCTTTAGCAAAACGATACGGAGGTTTAAAAAACATTAAAGCACAAGCTATTTTCAAAGGTGATGAGTTTCAATTCGAAGTTGACGGAACGACAGGAAGAAAGAAAATTGTTAAGCATTCTCAAACATTAGAAAACTTAGGAAGTACAGATGTAATAGGTGCTTATGCGGTTATTGAAATGGAAAACGGAACACATGATGTTGAAATTATGAATATTAAACAGATTCAAGCATCATGGCAACAAGGAGCAACAAACGGAGCTTCTCCTGCTCATAAAAAATT